GAGCCTAAACAATGGCAAACATTCTACCAAATCTCGCAGCCGACATTTACAAAGCAGCCGACATCGTTGGTCGCGAACTTGTTGGCATCATTCCATCTGTCACAATCAACGCTGGTTCTGAGGGCGCGGCCTTTGGCGATACGGTTCGTTCTGCGTTCACGCGCGCGTCAACTGTAAATACTAGCTACACCCCTTCTATGACCATTCCAGAAGGTGACGACCAGACCGTTGACAACAAGACAATGACCATTGACCAAGTTGCCAATATTAAAATCCCATACGTTGGCGAAGACATCCTGCACCTTAATAACGGCGTGGGATATGAAACGGTTTACGGCGACCAAATTGCTCAAGCCATGCGCGCGATCACAAACGCAATCGAATCCTACGCGGGCTTGACCCTTAAGAACGGCGCATCCCGCGCGCACGGCACCGCTGGCACCACGCCATTCGGCTCCAACTTTGATGAGATTGCAGAGCTGCGTCAAATCCTTGTGGACAACGGGATGCCACTTGACGGCCAAGCCACCATTGCCATGAACTCAACGGCAGGCACAAAGCTGCGCAACCTTGCACAGTTGCAAAAGGTCAACGAGGCTGGCGGCGAAGAACTGTTGCGCCGTGGCGAATTGCTGAACCTTCAAGGGCTGATGTTGAAGGAATCCAACGGTATTGCATCCCACACCAAGGGCGGCATGACTGGCGCGGACATCACAGCCGCAACTGGCCCAATTGGTGCCACAGCATTGCCATTTGACGGCGGTACGGTTAACACGACCGGCTTCGCAGTTGGCGACGTTATCGTGATGGGTGGCGATACCCGCAAATACATTGTTGGCACTGGCTCTACGGCAACCTCTGGCACGGTCACAATTAACGAGCCTGGCCTTATCCAGCTTGCAGCAGAAGACGCGACAATCACAGTGGGCAACAGCTATACCGGCAACGTGGCATTCCACCGCGCGGCTGCTGAATTGGTTGTTCGTCCGCCTGCTCAGGTTGGTGGTGGCGACGCAGCAACAGAGCGCTTGACCGTACAAGACCCATTCTCTGGCCTTGTTTACGAAATTGCGGTCTACAAAGGTTACGGCAAAGTCATGTTCGACATTACCACCTTCTACGCAATGAAGGTTTGGAAGCCTGCATTTGTAGCTACATTGCTTGGCTAAATTTAGCAGGGGGGCGGGCTTAGGTTCGCCCCCTCACTAAGTTTAGAGGGTTTGCAAAATGGCATTAGATACCACAATTGGCGGCACTGCCTCAGATAGCTACGGCACGCTTGCGGAATATACAGCATACGCGCTTGGCATGGGTTTTACGCTTGCGGGAACGGACGCGGCCAACGAAATTAACTTGCGCAAGGGTGCAATATACCTTGACCGCAAATACTCGTTCATTGGAATGAAACAATACCAGTATCAGGCGCTCGCATGGCCGCGATTGGTGAATGACTTGGTTGACGACTGGCCAATCAATCCCGACACGATCCCGCTTGATATTATTCACGCTCAATTTGAAGTGTCATATATCTTGCAGGGCGGGCTTGATCCATTCGCAACAATCGAATCCAACACAACCAGCGACATGATAAAAGTTGGGCCGATCACGCTAGACACTGAAACCTTGCCAACATCCACACCGCGCATTGTTGCGGTTGAAGGCTTGTTGCGCGGCTACATTCGTGGCGGCGTTGGAATGGCTAATATGGTGCGCGGCTAATGGCTACCATTCGCAGCAGGGTTATAGGGGCCTTTGATAAGATGGCCGCACAACAGCCCGACGTGATCCAGACCGGCACCATTCAACAGCCGACACCAACGGCAAGCGGCGGCGGTCCATCCGATCCTACGGGCGGCACGGCAGGCACAGCACCCGCTCCCGTATCTGTGCGCATGGCGGTGTTTGAGATCGCAGAGCGGCGCATTGACGGCACAAACATCCAAGCGGGTGATTATCAGGTGATTGTTGAGCCTACTTCTATCGAAGTGACGCTTGACGATCTAATAATTTGTGATCGCGGCACGCTAACGATTGCTATTCTAGGGCGCGAGGCCCCGGGCGGCGTTACATTGATTTATGACATGGTTTGTCGTGGGTAGCTTTGACGACGAAATGCGCAAGTTCGAACGCAAGACAGCGCGAAAGCTAGAGCTTGCAGCGCGAAAAGTTGCTTTGGAACTGTTCAAGCGGGTTATCGAAAAGACCCCTGTTGATCTTGGCGGTGCGCAGGCAAACTGGCAAGCCTCGATTGGTTCGCCAGCAACCGGAACAATTGACACTAAAGACAAAACAAAAAAAGGCGGTCCAACATTCAGGAAAGCAATCGCCGCAAGCGCAGGTTTTGAGGTTGGTGACACGATCTATCTGGCAAACAACCTGCCTTACATCCGCAAGCTTGAAGAAGGCGGCTACCCAGATGGACCCAAAACAGTTGGGGGGTTCTCACGGAAAGCTGCGGCGGGAATGGTGGCGCTGAGTGTTCAAGAGTTCTCAGCAATAGTTGATAAAATTAGCGCAGAAATGAGCAAGCAATGAGCAACGCAGACAGCAACATCACGCAAGCACTGAACGCGCAAGTTGAGGTTATGATTGCGGCGCTTGGTTATACTGCAATCTGGCCACGCAAGGGCGGGGATAAACCAGCGGGTGAACACGTCACGGTGCAGCATCTACGCAACGACGACACGCCTATGGGCCTATCGGATCAGGTTTACACGCGGCAAGGGTTTTTGATTGTCACGTTGGTTTCTCCGCTGGACGTTTACGACATTGTGACACGCAAAGACGCAGGCGCTATTGCAGCGTATTTCAAGCGCGTTTCAAAGCTAACAGCTAACGGAACAAATGTGGACGTTATGTCAACAGCCATTCGCGACGGCAGACAAGAAGGCCAGCGATGGGAAACACCAATTTACATCAGTTATCGGAGCATTGCATGAAAAAGAACTTCGCAGACGTTACACGCAAGGCCAGCGAGCCAGCGGAGGCACCAAAGCCACGCAAGCCCGAAACTGTAAAACTGACAAACAAGGCGGGCGCGTTTGCGAACCCCTTGGCCAAAGACGCGGCGGCTTGGCTGAAAATCGGCTGGTATCGCGCATAGAATACCCATCGGCGCGGGTGCCAATGATGGCAGAGCGTTGACCCCTCCGACACGAAACCCCTGCGAGGGGTCCACATCGCTTGAAAGGATACCAAGCAAATGACTACAGCAAATCAAATCGGCCTCACGCTTTACGGCGTTCCCGGTACACCAGCAACAAACAACAAAGCGGGCATGGAAGCTTTAACTTTTGTGCAGCTTAAGGGCACGCAAATGCTGCCTTCGTTCGGCGTCACCCACGCCAATATTGACGTGTCAGACCTCGGCACGGGCTTTACGTCTGGCGTAAAAGGCGCGGCAACGGGCAATGATTCGACATTTACCTTTCACGGTACTGGCGCGGATACAGGCGTTGCCACAGCAATCGTTGCCGCTAATGCTCAAGCGGGCCTTTACACACTCAAAATTGTCCGTGGATCTGGCACTGATTCTGGCGACGGCCCTGCGCCTGTTGCTGGCGATGTGGTTTCGTATGCGACTGGCTACTTGCACACATACGCGCTGAACGAAAAAGACGACTCGTCTTTTGAAGGCGGCACGATCAGCTTCAAACAAAATGACTTTACAGTTGACGACGTAGAGCCATCGTAATCCGCTAACGCGGTTAGGGGGCGGCGCGGGTTGGTTCGCCGCCCGCCCCCACTTTGAACCAGGACCAAAGGAATATGAGATGGATTTCAATAAATTTGACAGCCAAGCAATCGCAGAAGCCGGGACAGCAATGCAGATTCTTGACGAGTGGACAAACGAGCCAATGATGGACGGTGACAAGCCGTGCAAGGTTATTTTGCGCGGCACTGCGTCTGCATCCATGCAAGCCAAAATGCGGGCCGCACAAAAGGCCGCAATGATGAGCAAGAAAGCCAAGGGCAAAGACGACGAGGACGAAGCCCGCGTCATGGAAGACGTTCACAACCAGATGTGTGAAGCTGCAGCCCCATTCATTATGGGTTTTGAGAACGTCAACAACGGCGACAAACCCGCAACGGCTGATGATGCTTTATGGTTCCTGAAGCTGACATTCCCCCACATGGGCATCAAAGAGGATGAAAACGGCGATCCTGTTTTGAACAAAGACGGCGATCCTGTTTATGAAATGGTCAACAACCCTTTCGCCAAGCAATGCAGTGACTTTGCATCTAAGCAAGCGAACCGTTTGGGAAACGTAAAACGCGGCTAATATTGGCCGCAAAGCAAATCGGTTGGCTGAACGCAATCATTGAGCTAAAGGGTGACACGACCAACAGGCCGAAAGAGAGCCGACTGATGCGCCACAACGCAAGCCAAACACCAGCGCCGTTTGTAGAATTGGTCGCTGGCGAATACTTGTTAAACATGTTGATGGAAGCGGGGCCGATTAAATCTGCGCCAATGGGCGGGCCGATTGCCTTAAGCTGGGGCGACTTGCGCGACTATGACCATTTTTCAATAAGTCCCATAGATCATTGGGAAGCATCTCTTTTGATTGAAATGTCTGTGGCATTTGTCTCTGGCATGAATGAAGGCGTTAGCCCGTTTTCAATACCGCCTGCGGATCGCGATTCAGCAAAACAAAACGGCCTGCTTTAACGAGCGGGCCGCAATCAATTCAAGGATATAATATGGCCGATTTTGCAAACCTTGTTATTGGTGTGAACACTGCCCCATTGAAGCGTGGGGAAAAGGCGTTAAAGGACACCACAAAGGCCAGCGCAGCCACAGAGCGGGCCGTTAAAGGCACTGGGCGCGGGTTTGACAAGGCAGGGCGTAGCGCATCGGCAGCAACGCCAAAGGTCGCGGCATTTGGTGCAGCAACAAAGGCCACGCGGGGCATGGCGCTGGGCGCAACGCAGGCAATGACGCGAATGGTGATTGGCCTTGGCGCGGTAATTGTAGCGGGCGCGGGCCTAAACAAATTCATAAGCGCAACGGTTGAATCCGACGCCTCACAGGCACAACTTGCGGCGGCGATCCTATCAACAGGTGGCGCGGCCAATCGCACAATTGATCAGTTGAACCAAAACGCAGCGGCGTTGCAAGGTGTTACGAAATTTGGCGACGAGGCAACGAACGCGATGCAGGGCGTTTTGCTGACATTTACACAAATTCAAGGTGGCGTTTTCGATCATGCAACCGTCGCAACTATGGACTTGGCGACTGCAATGGGAACTGATTTGAAGTCAGCGGCCTTGCAGGTCGGTAAGGCTTTGAACGATCCCGTTTTGGGTATGACTGCCCTATCCCGTTCAGGCATCCAATTTACAGAAGCACAAAAAGACATTGTTAAAGGCATGGTGGCAACCAATGACGTTGCCGGGGCGCAAGCGATTATCTTGGCAGAGCTAGATAAGCAATTTGGCGGGTCAGCGGCGGCAGCGCGTGACACCCTAGGCGGCGCATTAACTGCACTTGGCAACGCATTCGGTGATCTATTTGAGGTCAGCAAAGACGGCTCAAAGGCATTGCGGGCCGCTGTTGAAGGTTTGCTTGAAACAATAAGCGACCCTAAATTTGTGGCGGCAATTCAATCAATAGGCGTTGCGATGTTTGGCATGGCTGAAATTGCAATGCAGGGCATTCAAGGCATTGTTGGCGCGTTTCAATTCTTCGGACAGAACATAGATTTTGCGCTGGTCGCTGTTGCTGGCCTTGCTACGGGCGTCACTGCCTTAACCGTTTCTAGCATTGCCGCAATGACAACAGGCATGACCGCAGCGGCTGTTGCTACGGGTGTTTTCACTGGCGCGGTTAATCTTGCACGAGTCGCAATCATTGCGCTGGGCGGGCCTTTGGGTATCGTTTGGGGCATACTCGGATCAGCGGCAGCGGCTTGGGTGTTGTTCGGTCAAAAGACGGACACAGCAACAAGCGCAACCGAAGAAGCCCGCATCGCGATAGCCTTGCTGAATGAATCCCTAGACAGCTTTTCACAAGTTGAAAGCCCAGCGGCACAAGGCGCGGCATTGGGCAACGCGGTGGCGTACAAAGCACAAGCGCAAGCCGCATTGGAAGTTGCGCGGGCTGAAATGATAAAAATCCAAGCCATGAACGCAAGCGCAGAACAGCGGTTGACAGAAAACGGCGCGGTTATGCCTTTTGGTACTGCGGCAGGTGTCAAACGTGCAGAAGACGCTGCGGCCGTTGTTGCGTCTATGAATGCCGCACTTGTCGAAGCGGACGGCAGGATCAAAGCCGTTGTCACGACCATATCAGGCCAGCAAATCCCCGCGACAGTTAAGGCGACAAAGGTCGTTACTGATTTAAGCAACAGCCTTGGGGGTGGCAAAAAATCGCTTGATACGTCCGCCAATGACGCAGCAGCGGCACTGAAAAAAGCAGAGGCAGAAGCCAAGGCTTTACAGGACGCAATTGATAAGCCGATGATTACAGCAATTGACGGGCTGTCAAATGCCTTTGGTGATTTCGTGGTGGGCGGGCTTAAAGACTTCAAGGGCTTTGCCCAGTCTGTTCTTTCAACATTCGCAAGTATGCTGTCGCAAATGATTGCTATGGCTGTGCGTAATAAGATTATGATTGGGCTTGGGATTGGTGGCGGCGGCGGTGTTGCTAGCGTTGCTAATGCAGCGACAGGCGGCGGTGGCGGTATCATGTCAGGCTTGCTGGGCAGTTTCGGTGGCGGCGGTGGTATGGCTGGAATGGCGGGCGGTACAGGGTTCCTAGGTGGGCTTGGTAATGTGCTGGGCGGCTTGTCCACTGGTGGCTTGTCAGGCGGGCTTGGCGCAATCGGTAGCGCATTGGGCGGGGCCACGTCTAGCCTTGCTGGATTCGCAACGGCGGCGGGCGCGATTGCCTTGCCATTGCTTGCAGTTGGAGCGGTGTTCTCGTTCTTCAAGAAAAAAACCAAAGAGCTAGACAGCGGTTTGCGTTTGACTGTTAGCGGCATGGAATCGGCGGCGGATGGGTTTAGCCTGATTCAAACCAAACGGTTCTGGGGCCTATCAAAGAAAATTACGAAATCATTTTCCGCACTTGATGCAAGCGTATCGGGTCCACTTGAAAAATCATTAAATGGGATCTTGTCGGGAATTGCTGGTACGGCTTTGACATTAGGTGTCGGTGCTGATGCATTTGATCGTTTTGCGGCAAGTGTCGAGGTCAGCACTAAGGGGCTGTCTGAATCAGAGGCTAACGCGGCGATTGACGCGGCTTTGAACGGATTGACCGATAGTTTCGCGGGTATGATTCCAGGATTACGTGCGCTGCAAAAGGCTGGTGAACGTACACCGGACACACTGACCCGCATTGCCACTTCTCTTGCAGTTGTGAACGACGTTTTTGGCAACCTTGGGTTTACGCTTTACAATGCCTCAATATCGGGCGCGGGCGCGGCGGCTAGCTTTGCGGAATTGTTCGGAACGGTTGACGATTTCGTCAAATCAACGGCGTCTTACTATGACGCGTTTTTTACAGCAGACGAAAAGCGAGACGCGGCCACAGCGCGTCTATCTGCCAGCTTGGACGCGCTTGGCATTGGCGCAATACCTGATGACCGCGCGGCGTTTCGTGATCTTGTGGAACAAGCGCAGGCGGCGGGCAACGACGGTTTAACAGCGGCTTTGATTATGCTTTCGCCGTCCTTTGCGGATCTCACGGCATCGGTTGACGAATTAAGCCAAGTGATGCGCAACCAAGTTCAGGAACGCAATTTTGCAACGGGCGTTGATTTCCGCCGGGGGCTGTCGCGGGCGTCAAATGGCGTTGGGTACACGCCAAAGGATTCTGCGGCGGAAATGCTTGTAGAGCTCAAAGCTTTAAACGCGCGGGTTGATCTGTTACAATCAACATCAGAGTTTACGGCGGCAAACACTGGCGCAACTGCAAACAACACAGAAGATCAATTGACAGTATTGGAGACAAGCACATGAGCTTAAGAGTCATGCAGCCGATACAGATAAACGAGGCCAACATAACGTCAACAAACGTCGCGCTGGAAACGGCATGGACGGCTGGAACCTATAATCTAGGGGACCAGCGGCGGGTTGACGAGCGCAACTATGAAGTGTCCAGCGCCACAACAACGCAAACGCCTAGCGCCACAGCGACAGAATGGTTCGACATTGGGCCAGCGAACAGATACGCGGCGTTTGATTTGCAGTTTGGCGCTGACAAATATCGCGTAGTTGAGACGAAAACGACAAACGCAGGGTCAATCACTTACACGCTGGAAAGCCTCACGCGAATTACGTCTATGGGTTTCTTCGGACTATCTGCGGCAAGCATTTCAATAGTGGGGACTGTTGCGACAACTGGTGACGTTGCGAATATCAATTACACATTGAAAGATTCAGCAGATTACAGCGGTTCGATGTTTCGCTGGTTGTTTGTGCCGCAATCATTAGAGCGCAAATATATCAACTTTAATTTGAATATTCCGTCGGGCGCAACTGTTGTGATTACAATCACAAACACGGGCGGCGTTGCCAAAGTTGGGTCGTTAACAATGGGCCTTTATGACAACTACGGAACAATGGGTCTTGGCGCGGGCAGGTCAAACCGAAGTCGATCTATCAAAGAAACTAGCGGCACTTTAACATCCCTATTGCGCCGTACAGCATCGGCGCGGGTGTCATACCCGATCACCCTGCAAGCCTATCAAGCGGACCCGTTTTGGCGATTGGTTGAGGATATGGACGGCGTTGCTGGCGTGTTCGCTGCACCTGATGACAACCCAGAGCTAACGGTGTATGGTTTCATAACATCGGCCCAAACCACTGCCAACGTAAACGGCTTAACACGATTAAAATTAGAGGTTGAAAGCCTATGACAACTCCAACAATCACAGATTACCCCGGCGACATACCCGCAAAGGGACAATCGAACACTGTTTTTGATACCAATGTTGACGCTTATTTGGTGTGGTTAAGCACGTTAAACATCCCCGAATTGAAAATCCTAACGCCTTGGATCGCGGGTATTCGTGACGAAGTGGCGGCAACGGCCATGTCGGGAACCCTGCCAAGTATCGCGGGTAAGGCTGCTAACTTCGTTCGCGTAAATGCGGGCGAAACGGCTATGGAATTTCGGACGCCTGCGGAAGTGATAGACGACCTTGGCTTGTATGGTTTCGCGGAGCTAACACCAGCGGCAACGGTTGATATTGACTTGACTGCGAATGATCATTTCGCGCTTAGCTTAGATCAAAACACGACGCTCACTATGTCAAACGTGAGGTCGCTTGATACGTTCAACCTTAAACTAACAGGCCACGCGACCACCCCAGCCTTATACGATATGGACGCGGCAGAATACGCAAGTAAAAGTTTCAGCGTGGCAGGGCAGGATACACAGTCATATGGCATGGCATTTAAGCCTGACGGGTTGTCAATTTTTATCATCGGGCAGGTCACAGATGCGGTTTACCAGTACACGTTAGCTACAGCGTGGGACGTATCGACAGCATCTTACGCAAGTAAAAGTTTCAGCGTGGCAGGGCAGGAGACCTCACCACAAGGCGTGACATTTAAGCCTGACGGGTTGTCAATGTTTATTGTGGGATTCAACAGTGATACTGTATACCAGTACACGTTAGCTACAGCTTGGGACGTATCGACAGCATCTTATGCAAGTAAAAGCTTCAGCGTGGCAGGGCAGGAGACCTCACCAAGAGAGATTGTATTTAAGCCTGACGGGACGGCAATGCTTATTGTAGGTACTACCAATGATACTGTATACCAGTACACGTTGTCTACAGCAT